AAAAAATATCAGACCATCCTGTCTAGCTTCTAGCCATATGTTATTCATTTGTAGCCCTACTTTCTATGCACACGCTTTGTGGCATGTCAATAGTGTGACACTTGTGTATGACTTTGTGGATGATTTAGGGCTATATTTTGATAACGATTTGATAACGTTATTTGTAGAGTTTGCCCTCGAATATGAAGCTGCCGTCTGCATTGATAGGTATGGTTATAACCTGAACCTTACGCTCATGCACATATGCCACAGCAAAGCCTTGTTGCCAGTTAGCATAGCCCCTTGTATACGCCATGCCTGAACTGCTTAAATCTACTAAATTGCCAACCTCAACACCCCACACAGTACGCCCTAATTGGCCTCTAGAAGCCTCTGTAAAGGCCGATACCCCTAGTCTATGAGTGTGACCACAGACAACGCTCTTACCTAGCCTTCTAGCCCCGTTTAAGGCTGTTTGCCCAGGCACTTGGCTAAGAGGGAAAGCATCTCCATGAACGGCAGTCCAGCCTGGCGCCCAGTCAAGCCCGAAAGGACTGAATTTGATTCCGAGCTTGTCATATCCCATAAAACGCTCATACTGCATTTCTGGTAAGTTGAGGAATGATGGTAGTCGTTTTTTAATTGATCGATAAAGTCTGATTCCATGGTTACTTCCTAGTACATCTGTTACGCCTAAGTATGTTAGGACTTCTTGTGTTTGTTTTCTATCATCGTTTATATTGCCGACCATCTCGTCAATGGTGCCAGCATTAAAACCACCTAGCTGTGGTAGATCAATCTCATCACCAATGCATATAGTCCTATGCGGATTCCATTTAGCTAGGAAGCGGCCAACAGATTTAACAGATTTCTCATTAAAAAATGGTACTTGCAGATCACTCACAAAAGCGATTTTGCGCAATTAGTCCTCATCCTCGTAGGGGTCATGGTCTGGATTAACTGGATCAAAGTCTGGACTGGTTGGTGCTATCCAGTCTGGGAATACGTTTTTATCGCACATTCCGAGAGCTTGATCTACTGGAAATCCTGCACGTCTTAGGCTTAAATAAAACTCACGCAACGATATGGCATAGGTATCTAATTTAGTATTAATTTGCTCATGGGTGTATTTGCCCTTGCGCTTATTAACCTTCTTACGCTTGCGTGCGGTAGCCATATTGCTATTGTCGCTTATTCATGATAAGGAATAGATCATCAACACGCTGTTCTAATCTAGTTAATTGATCCTTCATGCTAGAGCCACCATTAGGTCGCAGCTCGTTTAACCAACCTTTAACTAAGAAACGTAATCCTATTAGCCCGCCTGATAGCACGGCCATAACGCCAGCGCCAAAGCCAGCCCATTCCGCTGGACTCATTTCGCATCTGCACCGATGCCATAAGCATTATCGGATTTATCTAAAGCCCTAGCTGCTGGACCAGCTAATGCTGCAACTACTACAGACAGTGCTGGATCTAAACCTAATTCATTACTGGCTAAAAATGTTAAGAAAGATACTAATACCCCACGTGCGTAGGACTTTAATATTGCTTTTTGCTTCTTTGTTATTTTCATATTTTTCCCCCTAGTAGTGGTATATCAAACGGCTTACCATCTTTGTCGCCTGACTTTGTAAAACTAATATGGATGTGCTTCTTATGTGGGTTAATGCCACGATACCTGCGCCACTTAAATCCCATAATCCTTGAAGCTATAAAGCCATTATGAATTATGTAAGATATGCGCTTATCGGTTTTAGCACAGACTCGGATCTGGTCAGCCAAATATATCGAGAGCTGCTCGGATGTATCCAAACGAGAATCAATATCAATGGCTCGGACGACCCCAGATTTGTCTGGATTATGATCCGATTTACTGGCGGAATGACGAGCATCACCAATCCACCCATCACTGGTAGAGCGGCGATCTGGATACCAGGTATCAATCTGATCTCTTAACTGGACACCAGCTGCACACAGCCAGGGTTTGTTACTCACTGTCCGATGCTTCTTGCTTAGCAATCATTTCGTCATAAGTTGATTTAAGCATTGAGGTATATTCCCCGTTGCCTCTGTCAATAATGGCGTGTTTGACGCCTTCAACTTCAATAAAAGTAACATTATTCATATTTATAACTCCGCACTAAATCCTAGGTATCCTGCTGATGATGATGTTTCAATCTTGTAATTGCGAAACTGAGTTAGACCAGAAGTGCAATCAAAGTAATAAGTTGCTGTGGTTGGTGAATTGCCATAAGAGGCTAGAGCGGCAACAGTTGATGCTGCAGTTGCGCCATCTGTGGCTTTTAAAGCAGAAAATTCCGCAGAAGTGGGAGCAACTCTCATTGATACTGGTAAGGCAATAACACCTAAAATATAACGAGTACCATTAGCACTTCCCTGACCTAATGGAATATCAGTAACTGCTGGAAAATTTCGGTAATAATACCGCTGGCAAGCGGCTAACTCGCCTTGAATTGTGCCAGTTGCAGTTTGGAAAGCTGTGGCTGTTGAACCTGCTTCAACTTGGATACCCCACATATCGAAAGTATTATTTTGAATACCAATAGAGCCAGTTCTAGCATTGTAATCTGAGCCAGCAGAGTTCCATAAAAATAATTGCAAAGATGAAGTATTAGCTGTTGTTCCAATAGTTTTGCCAGCGATTGAAGGTACTGTCCCAGTAACTGTATATCTTGCCCAGGATGTAGTTAGCGTTACTTGGCCAAAATATGTATTAACTGTTGAAGATGGAGAGCCACCACTACCAAAGTTTTGTACCATTTCAACCGCTATTTTTTTGCTAGTAACATCGCATTTAGCCCAAAAGGATACAGTTACTGTTTGATTGGCAAAAGTACGAACATCTTCTATTTTTTGAAGTAGAATAGAATCTTGCGAAGCAGAAGATTGGCCTGAGTTAGCAAATCTTGCAAAATATTGCGCTTCATAACCAGTTACTGGTGCAGTACCAGGAGTAAATGATTGCATTGTACAAACATTTGTGCCGCTTATAGAATTACTAAACACCCATCTGTCTGCCATTGCATAGCCAGAAGGATTGGTTATGGTAAAAAGATTTCTCTGATTTATTGCAAAATCACCATTAATAATTTTATTCTTACCAGCAGTAAACTCTAAAGAAGTTGGCACACTTCCACCAATTGCAACCCATGCAGATCCAGAATAATACTCTGTTGAGTTAGTATCTTTTAAGAAAGATACGTTACCTTCTTGTGGTGATGTAACGGCAGCTGTGCGAGCTGCGGCATCAGCAAAGACCCACACGCCTTGCATTAAATAGCCATCTACATCGGCTGCGGTTAATACCTCGCCTGTAACAAAATCCTTAAACCCTAAACCTGCTGCCATCTCTACTCCTTAGTAACTTAGGACATTATAGTCTAAAGTGCCATAAATGCTATTATTTAGGATAAAAGCGTCTATAACTGGCTCTAGTGTCGTGAACGTGGTTTTCCAACTATTCGGGGTTATTGCCATGCGTACCCCAAAAATCTGTAAAGTCTTCTCTAAAATCGATCCACCAGGTTGGGTAGTCTTAACTGTAATTGGATCAAAGAAGTCTAAATCTAGCGCTGCCACTATGCCTGAGTTATAACTAGGTGTATATAGGTCTAGGACTATGGCATCTACCCGTATGGTGGTTTCTTGCCTAGAAGCGATATAAGCCTGGGCATAATCTAAAGCTACGGCATCTGATTGCATTAAAAGATTGTCTAAAAAGTAACTATGCAAAAAGTATTTATCTATGCTGGCTTGATTTAGAGCTACCTGTGGGCTACCACCAGCTCTAGTAATTGTGGCTTTATTAAATACTAATACGTCATTTAATATCCAGGTTGCATCAAAGTAAGATATACCAGATCCATCATCTGCAAACACTGTAGGTATGCCACCAATAGATCCAGCCGTTACGCCTCGATCTTGAAATACAAAGTTATTATCGGCATCAACATAAATAGCACCATATTCAGAATTGGCTACTGTAAATAGTGCTTGTAATGCTGTGCGGTTAGTACCTGGATCTGCCTGTAATGTAGTGAGACCTGGATCAATATCTCGCTGAGATGCTGGCCATGAAATCTGATCTAAAATATCATCCACACGTGCACCCGATAATTGACCAGCGCTAGTGCCAGCCACTGTGCTTATCTGTGCTAATTGGGCTAACCTAAAGGCATCTACAGCTTGTATAGTAGTCATTGCTACATCTTCTGATTCTTGTGGATAGGTTGTAACATAACTTGTAATAAATCCTGCAAATATAGGATAAGTTACTGATCCATAAGTAGCAGTAATTTGCACCTTTTTCATAGGTGTTAATAAATTGTAATAAGGCCCAGATACATTCTGTGGGTTAAAATCGCCATTTTGATCTGTTATGCGTAAAGTAAGTGAACCTGTTTGAAACTCATCACTAAGCGCAGTACGGCCTCTATTAGTTTCAATTCTATTTACTTGATTAGATACATCAACAATTACAGCTACTGAATCTGCCAATATGTTTGTACCTAATATACCTGTATCTAAAATCATGGCCTGAGCAAAACTAGGGCCAGTGCTAAAGTTAATTACAGCATTGATTACAGGTACTGTCATTATGGCAACTGTCCAGCGCCAGAAGTGCTATAACCATTTCTAGTCGCTTGTTGAATACTCTCGGCAATTGCTTGGCTCATTTTATCGCCAGAAGCATCTATCCTTAAAGTAATTGCATCAGCTTGGGCTTGATACCTTGCAGACATGTGGGCTAATGAGATAGCCTCTTGTGCAGGTAATCCGTATTGACTATTTAATTCTGGCGCAAGTTGTCTAATTAAAATGTCGTATGGATCTGTAGATAATGGCGCTGCACCACCAGGACCTCTACCAGCTGCAAAGGCATCAGCCTGGGCTTGGTATCTAGCGGACATACCTGCTAAAGCCATAGATTCTTGTAGTGATAAACCTAGCGCTCTAAATTGTCCGATTAAACCGCTAATCATTGCATCATATTTATTAGTGCTGGCTGCTAATGCATCTGTGAACTCTTTTAATTTATTTGTGGCTTCCATCTCGGCTAATATCTTTTTAGCCAGCGCCTCATTGTTATCTAATATGGCCAACTGTGCTTGTAAACGTAACTTAACTTCACTATCTGTTGCAGAATTTAAGGCTGCCGTTAAGCCTATGCGTTCTAGATCAAACTTATCTTTTAATTGATCTACAGCTGTTTTCTTTTTAAGTGCTGCTAATTCTTGCGCACGTAGTCTTTCCATTTCCTTTTTTTGTTTAACTTCTGTTCTAAACTGTTGAGCAAATATACGACCTGCGCTACGTTGTTCATTTGCTGGTAACTCTCTAGGTCTTACGCCACTTTTAGATAATGCATCAAACGCTAATTTTCCTACTCGCCCACCTGGTTGCAGTGATAATAATAAATTGGCTAAACCGCCTGACTTACTTACTATACCTAAATCTTCTACTCTTTTGATTAATTTAGCCATACCAACAACGGCATCACCTATAGAAGTACCAAAATCTTCCATTGAGGTTGTAGCATTTTCAATACTGTTATCTTTGCTTAATAAAGTTAAGGCATCTAATATGCCTTTGCCGATTTCCTCTTTAACGTTTTCAGATGCAACTTGCAATAAACCCATTTTGCCAGCATAAGTAGTCAATCTAGCTTGTGCTTGACCTGAAAACTTCTCATTAAGTTTTTCCATGACTTTATTCATGTCGCCAGTTTTTAATAATGTTTTATCTAAGCCAACGCCTAATCTGCTTAATGCTGTCGTATTACCTGCGTACCCACGTGATATTGCTGATGTTACTTGTGCTAAAGAAGCCCCTGTAGCCGCTGACACATTCATAGCGGTATTTAATGCATCTTGGCTAGTGGTTATTGATCCTGTTACTGTCAGTAATTGCTGAAATGCTGGACGTAGTTCATCATCTAATACGCCTGTGGTTTTCTGTAAATTAGAAATATAAAGTTCTACAGCTGGTGAGCTGAATTGGTAACCAGTATTTTTTAATTGTTGCTCTAAAGATTTAGCGGCTTTTTCATCGGCTACAAATGCTCTTACTGCTTCTTTACCAAACCTAGTTAATGCTGTTACTGAGAATGCTGCGGCAAAGGTGCGACCAAAGTTTTTAACTTGTTTTTCAAAAGCACTAATTTCTTTCTTACCTTTTTTAAGGCCTTTGTTATTAAAGGTGCTAAGTGCCGATACGACTATATTGGCCATTATGCAACCTTCTTCTCAGTAGTCTTATTAAAGTGTGTAACTGTGGCGTTAATAGCCTTTACAATTACGCCATAAATATCACCACTATCTTGCGCCCATGCTTTGTAAATCAAACGGCCTTTAGTCTTACGACCACCACCTCTAGCGCCTTTAACTTTAGGCTGAGATGTAAGTGTTGGTAAATCGGTCACAAACTGATAACCAGCAAACGGATTATTAGAATTATATGCAGATGTAGATCGGCTTCTACTTTTTTTGCTACCAGATTGCTTAAATGCCATTGTGCCGCCACCTTCTGCAACAGAAGTAAATGGCGCTCTGCCTTGTGGGTTTAATCTACCTGCGGTTTCATAAATACGACCAGCAGCGCTTATATTGTAAACATAACTTTCAACTGTATAGCCATTACTAAACCTGCGATTTTGACCTTCTTTGAATCCAATACCACCTCGGACAGTAGCTGCATCATATTTAGGGAATGGGCGATAATCGACAGTAGATGATATTGGCTTAGACCAGCCTGACAGCACCTCATTATTGCCCACTACAAATCCTTTAGCCTTAGCTTCTACACCCTTCATTAAAGAGGTTACGGCTGCTTTAACACGTTTGTACATGTCTTCATCAATAAAGGTTAAGCCATTAATGACATCTTTAACGCCTACGATTTCTACTGGCATTTTTGATCTCCTTAGCTTTATCTGAAAGTACTTGGATTATTGCCCTAAGCATTTCAGCATCCATATTGATAAACTCGCTAGGCGGAATCCCCAGTTCTACAGATAGGCTGGCTATCGTATAAAGTGTTGAATCCCGCTGCGCTATTTTTTTTCTTCGTCTAATACCTCTACAGTATCTAAGCTGTCTATAAACTCGATACCAAATACAGGTACAGTTACGTTAGCCCTACGTAAACACTCATGCGCTAACCAGTAAATCTCGGTCTGACGTTCATGCTCACGTAGGACTTTACTAATACCTGATCCGTACTTTAACTCGAAAGCGTACTCGACACCTGGTGTTATCTTGTGCTCTGTGACTTCACCATTAGCCCTTGTTATCTTTAGCTTTGCCATTATTGCTCCTTAATTAAGGTGTTACGTCAACTACTATAACTGAGTTACATGTGAATGTAATGCTCTGTGTTGAGATGTCGCCAACAGCACCATTTAGGTCTTGAGTATTGTTTACCAAAACTGTAGTTTGATACTCTGGGTTTGTAGTGCTAATTACTGCGTTAGAACGCTTAATTACTAGCGGTACTGTAGTACCCCAGGCTGCCGCTAAGGTTGCAGTAACTGCACCTGTGCCGCTTGCTGCATCATTGTTAAGCAGGTCTAGGGTAATTGTTGATGCCTCTAGTCCTTTAACAAACTTGTGAGCTGTGTCGCCCATTGCTGTAATTTCTAATTCATCAAAACTGCGGTTAATAGTAACCCCTGTTACATATGCTGAAATGTCAACACTGTTAAGAGTAACTACCGCACCATTGGATAAAAATACGGCCATTAGTCTTGCTCCTCTTCTTTTTTGTAAGCAGGTTTTTTAACCGCTACTGGTGTGTGTGTAATCTGACCTGTCTTGGCCAGAAAGTTCTTTTCTTCTTCTGTTAATCCTTGATATGCCATTTTAACTCCAACTCGTTAGGATTGATACAGTAATTTCTGATACTAGCAAGTCGCCACTAGCTGCGTTAACTATTGCTGGTGCAGAAACGCTAGATATATTCATCTGATAGGTTGCGGCAGCCAGTTTAGTTACTACTGCCAAAATGTAATCTTCCATACCAGCTAGGTTGCCTTGATTGTCTAATGCTGGTTTAGTAATAAGTATTCTAAAAGTTGCCAACGGATTAACACTTATTTCATCATTGTTAGATGGTGTTATGTAAGGATCACCTGGCGTAATTACTACTGCGTTGGCTAATAATGTTGCAGGTGGAAAACTGAATACTGACCACACGCCAGCATTGGCAAGTGTTGTCGCTAATGTGCTACGTAATGTAGTTATTGCGGCTGGCATTATCCCACCAATGTTGCAGGACTTGCATACGGCTGGATGAGGCCCCTGATTCTATTGACCAGTTGGAAACCGAGCCTATATGGGCTCGCACTGACCCCATCCATACCGACCCCGCCTGTCTGGCTGACTTGTCTAGCTTGCCAGATGTCCACGGCTATGATCATTGCCGCTTCTCGTATTGCAGGGGTTGTCGCATAAGATTGGGTTTTGTGGTCTGGGCCTGTTGCTACTCCATATGGTGCTACTTTGTGAAAAACTTGGTCTGCGGCAGTTTTGGCATATTGAACAAATGAATAGCCATTAGGGTAATTAACTTGGCCGTAGTTATACATAAATACTGGGATTAGGCTAGTGGTGCCAGTTGTAGGTGGGATTGTACCTGTAATTGTATGTGTGCCATTAAAAACAGATCCACAACCACTTACCACTATTGATTGGCTAGCAGCAAATGCGTTAGGACTTGCAAGCATAAGAGTTGCAACATTATCCTGTAATGCAGTGCCTACTACTGGTGCAGTGTTAAACCATAAGTATTGATTAATTAAATCTTCGGCTGTTTGACAAACTTCTTCAACTGTAGCCGAAGTGTAGAGTGAACCAATACCTAAATTACTGCGTAACTCAGCTTCGGTTACATATGTGGCTGGCATCTCTACTCCTTGTCTAAAAAAGCTCCCCCAGGGCTAGGGCTACTAAACCCCAGGGGATTATTAATTGTTAAACGGGTTTATCAGGTCTTCTTGTACTTTAAGATTCCGTTAGGCATCTTGGCGATTGTTGCCATGTATCCGTAAATTGCTACCTGTACTTGTAGGTTTGATACTACGTTTACAGACATGAAGTTCTGAGCTGAACGATAAACAGTGAATGCCTCTGGTGCAAGGATAATCGCTGAATCATCATCAAATGTTGTAGCTGTGAAGTTTTTGTCTACGTATAGATCAAGTCCTAGCACGTTACCACGGATAGATGATGGTGTAACTTGTCCAGCTGCGTTCATTGGTTGTAACGCATTGAATACTGGGCGCTTTGTTGTATCTTGTGCACCAATTAACGCACCCCACTGTGCTGGGTTAGCGATGTAATTCTGTGCAAAGTAACCTGTATTTGTGTAGATAGTGCGTGCGCCTTCTGTTGCGAATGCAACAATACCATCAAGGTCTGCAGTTGTATTTGTACCATTAGCACTTGCTTGGATCAAAGCTGCTAATACAGTCTGATCTAGGCGCTTTAAGTATGCGTACTCAAGTTGCTTTGTAAGCTCTGCATAGAAGTTTGGATCTGAACGCTCTAGTAATTCTACTGAGAGTGTGTTCATACCAGCGTACTTAGATACTGTGCCAGTTAGGTATTGTGTTTCCATACCTGTGTTAGCAACTGCACCAGCTTCTGCTTCTACAGTTACTTCTGGTGCAACGCCTGAACCGCCACCAACGCTTGTAACAAGTGAAGGTACGCTTATAGACATGCCGCTTGTAGGCAAAGTGCCTTGGCTGCACGCATCGATTGCTGGTGTACCAAAGCGTGTGTTAGTTACAAACTCGCTTAGGTATTGTGTTGGGTTGAATGCTGGGTTTGTTGCAAATGAATCATCTGCTGCAGCTATGTACAGTTTTGAATCATCATTACCTAATGCAGCTTTAATCTTATGCTCTGTATAAGCAGCCATAGATGTAATTGGCGTACGGATAGATGTTTGGATAACTGGTGTTGTAATTACTGGGCGAGCAGCTTCTACTGTAGGAGTAGCAGCCTCTGCCTTTGCTTCTTGTGGCGCTGTTGCTAAATCTTCCACAGGAGCCTCGCTTTCTGTTGTTTGGTTTGTGTCCTCTGCTTCGTTTTCACTAGCAGCAACTTTAGTAACTTGCGCAGCTGTAAACGCTGGGCTTTCTACCAGGCTAACCTCTCTTAGTGTTGCACTGGTTACATATAAATAATCTTTTTTCTGTATAGACTTGTTTACATCTACACCGACAGATAAACCATCAATTAATTGCTCGCCAGCAAGTATTAAAGCATCTTGACCTTGCATAGATGCGCTGATCTTAAATGATGCGTAGATTCCATCTTTTTCTTCATTAAATTTTTGCATACGGCCTATTGGGCGTTCTGGTGCATGTTGCATAAGCATCTTTACTTTGCCAGGATCGCCTATGTCTATTGAGCCTTTAGCAAACACGACCTTACCAACGGAAGTATTGCCTACCTCTTCAAAAGGTACAATTTTGCCAGCGATAACTCTACGCTCGCCATCGGCAGCTTCTATCTGGCTACTGAATGTAAGTTTCATCTTCTGTTTCTCTTCCGTTAGGTGTCATTTGTTCCATTTCCTTTGCTTCTTCCACATCAATTAAACCTAGATTAATCATTTTTTCTAATGCCTCTAGGCGCTTCATTGTGTCAGCTCTTAGGAAAGATTCTTCTATAGCAAACTTAACTACATGCCCATGTGGGGTAATATCATCCATACTTAAACGATCTTCAATAGCACAGATAAACGGCTGTAATGAATAGGCTACAAACTCTTTACGACCATCAATAATATTTTGGTAAGTCATGCTGTTATTCATATCGGCACTTATGTAATATGCAGGTACGTTCATAGCACGTGCAATTTGTGTGGCTAAATATTGTTGCGCTTCGTTATACATCATGT